GTCGAATGTTTGTACCATTGATGTAATCCCCTCCGCAACTTTCGCGGAAAGGGCCGTCTGAGAATGTTTTGTTCTCATTAACGACGAAACCAGAAGTCTCCAGCATCTCTCTAAACAAGGGATACGCTGCTGTCGGTAACAGAACATCGTCACCGAAAACTGAAACGTCTGGTTTTACATTAAGATAAATACAGCAAGCATAGGCAATACAAAAGAATATCAAGGACTGAAGTTCAAATGTAAAGCCGTTACCCATCGTTGAAAATTTCTCAAGTGCTATTACTGACTTGTTAAATTTGACATCAACGGTACTTGTACGAACTTGATCAAGGAAATTAAACCAAGGTAATGGTAAAAGATCTAGAACAAGCAAGTATGCTATATTATCGGATGCACTAGACATATCAACTGTTGCCAAATTGTTAAGCCGCGAAGCGGACATAGCTCTGGAACGATTGATAGATTGATCGGTAAGATCAATGCCCGCCGCTTTCAATCTTTTTTTCATGAAAGCGCCGATCCCTTTTTGAACTAGTGTGTTCAGAATCGGTTCTATTAAAATAGTGCGGTATTTAGTTGCATCTTTTGGTACGAAAGCTAAAGCACCTCGTCCAATACGGCATTTTCCTTTATGAAAAAATGCATACAGAGGTAGTGCTTCCCATACTTTCTTAAGGTATGGAAATAAGCTTAAACTACATACAGGAACGGCATCTAGTTTATATAAGCTAGATGTATTTTTCTTTACGGTAGTGTTACTCCCTGGACCGAATCTAAAATCCAATTGTTCGAACGTTGGTACCTCACCAAGTAAATAACTTATCTTTTCACGGACCATAAAAAATATGCTTTCGTGCTTGCTATCTCTAGCAAGTAAGTCGTTTCTAATGAGGTCATTCGTTCGTTTGCAGTTCGATTCGGATTCACAAAAGGAAACCCAAGCCGCTCTTTCCTTCTCTTCTACAGTGCCGTACGACGCATTCTTGCTAAATAAAGCAAATTGTTGTCGCCACGCCCTGAATTGGGAGATGGATAAAGGTGCGGTATAGTCGAATCTTTCGATAGGGTAATAAGCCCCACCAAGATCGCGATTGCCAGACTGTTTACTAATATCAGCAAAATATTGATATAGTAAATTATCAAGCTTACGTGAATCTGATTTTGACCATTTGTCATAAAAGTTGCTCCGTTGTTTATATAACATCGTGATTTTCCTATATGGATAAAGTGGTTAAAAAGGGTCTATGCAGACCCCAATTTAATGGGGTGGAGACATAACTGTTATTGACTCTTCGACCAGCGCATTAGAAAGTGCGCTTTTCAACAAAGCCAATAAATCAGTTCTGTTCTGCATAGTACCACGAGATGGTAAGATAAACTCACATACAGCTTTACAACTGTATGCCATCTTTGGTGGCGCTTGATAACCGCTTTGGGTACTCGTGCCAGTAATAACTTCTAGCACAGGTACGTCCACGACAACTTTTACTTTATTTAGTCCGGAACCAGAATCAGGCTTTGACAGGATACGAAGACTTATTTGCCCTGCAATAGGCAATGTAGCGATCGAGTCTCGAAAAAACGCGTTCAGTCCAGATGTTATAGGGTTTAATGTGTGAGCTACAGGTGTAGCAGCACCGTCGTTAATTACTATGTTTGCAATTGCGCTCATAGTGGTACTCCAAAGTAGTTAAAAATATCCGCATAGTTTTATTTAAATGCGGTACGTAATAAAGCAAGACTGTTCAATACATGCTTAGTGCTGAAGATTTGTTTAATCTCTTTAACACGTGGCAAAGGCAAGTCCTTTAAAGTGTTAGGAGGTAATACCTGACGTTCGAACTTTATATCTTCGAACGTCGAAGCAGAGCCTTCGATAACATTATTGGGAGCCCAAGTACCAACAGCAACCTGTCGAGATTTTTCCCACTTTACGTAGGAAGCAACATCGACTTTGTTGATGGCCTCTTTTGCTTCAAGATATGCCCCAATAGGGTGCACATAATCGTACAAAAAAGACCAGGGTAATGCATTCCACATCCCCGAATACGGAGTATCCAAACCAAGTCGACTATTAAAATCGGTACTATTTGTACCGTTAATAATGACGTCGATTCCAGTTTGATAATCGTATTCAGTAGTCCATAAGACTTGTCCAATTTGATAAGCCTTAGAATCCATAAAACCAGAAGGGGGTTCACCCTCTCTAGTCGACTGATTCGAGGAACGAAAACGTAAAGTTTTCGGTGGGAATTGCAAAGCACCGACTGCTGTAGCCAGACTTTCAACGTCTGAAACCATAGGTGCCCATCCAAACTGTAACTCCAACCAAGCATTCGATACTCCTTTAGAAGGATCACGAATGATTCCCTTACGGGTATCTTGACGGAAACCGTTCAGTGTGGCTAGCCGTTTCTTCTTCGTTAGTTTGATACCTAACGCTGAAGC